CACGCTGCTGAGGCGGGAACAGCTCAAGCGGTTGCGAAATGTGCAGTTGCACCTTCTGCGGATCGCGCTTGTAGAACACCATGCGATTCTTGGACAGAGAGCTGGTGTTGCTGGAGTCGAGCTGGTTGATGGGCTCGATGTTGCGGATGTACGGGTTGGTGCGAAGGAAGTATTCCATCACAGTCACATCCGAGGAGTCCGAGTTGCGACGGGTGGAGATTACGTTGTAATCTTCCCAGGCCATCAGAATGGTGTCGGGCTGCTCCTTCATCTTGGAAGCGTTGATGATGGCCGTCACGCCATAGTTCAACAGATCCAGCATGTCCTGAGCAGTGGTGCCGCTGGCAGTGGAGCCAGTGAACCACTTATCAGCCGCCACCAGATCGACAGTGGCATTGTTGAAGAAGCCAGCGAGACCAACAGAGCTTTCGCCAAACATGGCCACTTGCTCCACCTTCTCCTCGTAGGCACGCCGCACAGCAGCAGCACGACGCTGCTCCAGAGCGATGTTGGCCATTTGAGCCGCACGCAGTTCCTGAACGGTGTAACCGAAGGAACCACCAAACGAGCGGAAGGCGATGCTCTTCTCCACTTGGCTGATGTCAGCACGCGGCAGATCATCAGCAGCATCCGCAATCAGCTTGAACTCCCCAGTGGAGTCCATGATGCGGTAGGTGAAGGTTTGAGCGCCAGGGCCAGCTTCGCTGGTTACAGGCAAAATCGAAGGGTATTTGATGTCGGCGTAAACCGTCTCAAACACTTGCGGGCGAATGTACTCAAGCTGACGCTCAAGAAACAGACCCGCTTCATCCATACGGAAATCAGACATTGGTAGGGCCTCCTATCAAGCAGTGGTAGTGTCAGCCGTGAGCGCAAGGCTGGGTCCATTCAGCTCAAGAATGGCCAGACCAGAGCCCGTGACGGAACTGAGGTAGCGAGCGTTGGACACCAGCGCGGTGACGCCACTCACGTTGGCAGCAGAGAAGCGACCAGCAGTGCGCACGCCGCTAGTGGTATGAACCACGCGAACGGCAGTAGCAGGAGTGACAGTGCCATGCACATAAACCACCACTGCACCTTCGTTCATCACGTTCATCACTTGGTCGTCCTTCACGCCAGGGCGATTCGCTGCATCCAGGGCAGTTTCATCGACATAGGTGAGCACGTTGACGCCAGCGAGAGGCAGGTCGGTGCCAGCAACGGTTTTGGCGCTTTGAGCACCAGTACCGCCACTATTGAAGACAACGGCATTACCGAAAGCAACGACGCCGCCGGTTTCATTGACATAGGTGCCAATGGTGTTGTCGCGAATGTCGGAGAGTTGACCTTCCAGAAAAGCAGTATGCGTCAGTTCATAAGACTGCTGCACACCACCCGCCGAACCGGTGCTCACCCCAGAGAAAACAATAGGCATGATCAGCGCTCCTTAGTAACGGAGAGAGGGGCTTTCCAAGCGTTCTGCAGACGCTCCATGTAGGCAGCGGGAGCAGAAGCTGGGGAAGTTGCCAAGGTGGCAACAGTTTTGCGCAGTTCGTCAGTGGCAGAGTCGCTACGCGCATCAGCCAGAGTGTCGAACATTGCCTGCACGTAATCGTCGGAACGCTCCGACAGATCAAGGGCATCGCCGCGCACGGTCTTGATGGCGGCTTCCATGATTTCACGAGCAGGCTTGCCGGTGAAATCAAACTCGCCGTCCAGCGTGGCGCGAGCTTTGTCAATCAGAGCAAGACGCTCTTCCACCAGCGAATCAACATTGATTTGCTTAGCAGTTTCAAGCTCGGCCTTGGTTTCAGCCAGTTCTTGCTCAAGGGCATCGGCGCGACCTTCGGCGGCGTCCATTTTGCCCTTCAGTTCCTTTTCCATGGCATCCATTTCTTCCTTCATTTTGGAAGCTTCGGACATCATTTCGTCGTACTTCTTCTTCATGTCCTCGTAGGACTTTTTGGCGTCTTCCCGTTCGTTGGTGATCGCCAGAGCAACGCTCTCGCTCACCTCAAACTCGGCGCCATCGAAATTGACTTTTGCAGTCATAGATGGTTCCTCTTTGTTAGGGAGTAATTGGGGATCAGCGGCATCTAGGCGATCTAGATGCAGCTTCACTTGTGGGCCAGCTCTACCACGACGAACCACTGCAATGTGATTGCCATTGATAGCGCGTTGCACGCCATCGTAGTTCTCACCGTCATTCGTCACACCAGGAGTGGCGTCGTATTCCACTCGATAGCCAGCACTAACTTCTTTCGCATCGCCCCTCATGATCTTCTCAATGGCTTCCTTGTCTGTGATGGTCATAACTGCACGGACAAAGCCGTTGTCATAAACCACTTCAGTGCCAGAAAAGCCAATTTGATAGTCCTTTGTATTGGCGCTATCAAGAAGGATGGGCGGATGCTCCAAAGTAATTGCCTTGCCCGCAAATGAAGCGAGGCTTGTGGGAGACGCAACTTCTTCTTCGGGACGATACTCGCGCCTCACACCACCGCTTGCATCGGAGTACATTTGCACTCCAGTACGAGCAATGGTTGCCCAAGCGCGAAGATAGCCTTCCGGCGTCACTTCGTACTTTTCTATGGGCGCGACATCGTAGCGGAAAGAAGTTTCGCTCATGTATTAAAGCTAATCAAGCATGTTATGCTTATTGTTTACTTTATGCAAACCTGCATCACAATGTCACTAGGTCAGTTTTTTGTGCCAAAGCGTACTGCCTTGGAGGCTCGTCGTGAAATCGCAGGACGCATCAAAGAAGCACGAGAAAATGCTGGCCTCAATCAACGTGACGTAGCACAGGCTCTCAGCATCAGTCAAAGCTCCTACTCTCGCATGGAGCGCGGAAAGCTAGCCCCAGATTGCGCTCAAATTAGAGTGTTGAGTGGCATGTACAACTTGTCCATTCTCTGGCTTCTTGGCATGCCCAACTATCTTGTCTGCTTTGATCAATCGTCGTCGTCTTCGTCCTGAATGGAACGAATTTGCTCTTCCACTCCTTCCATCACATAGGCCTTAGCAATGGCCTCTGCTTCAAACACCAGCATCTTCACGGGCTCAAACCATTCATGCGGCTTGTCGTAGGAGTTTTGCACGAAAATGTGGCTTTCGTCCAGGCGCCCGTTTTTGAACCGCTGCTCCTCTACAAGGCGCCAGTTTGACGTTTCACGATGTTCATGCGCAGAAAGGATGGCAAGCGCCTTCATGGTGCCAATGCCATCTTCTTCTTCTTCAATGACACGCACGTATTCGCTCATTGGTCTTTCTTGCGACTTTCCACCATCTTAATGATCCGACGAGCCCACGCCCTTCCAGCGTCTCCGCCCCACAAAAGCCAAGCTATGTAGCCAGCATCATCTTCACCCCCACTCTTGTTTTTCTCGTGTCGAGAGAAAAATGCAGACATTCTTTTGATGGTGGCATAGCTGATTTTGCCGCCACCAGCCAAATCGCCAGCCCTAGCCACGCCACTACCAATGCCCTGTTTTCCGGCCTCTTGCGTGGTCAGGCCGCCCTTGCCATGCTTCTTGCGGAGTTCGAGGCCGCGACGCGCTGCAGCTCGAACAGACGATGGAGGGGAAAATGATTCAGCGTCGTCCCTGTCATCGTCATCATCATCGTCATCATCGGGCTCATCTTCGCCAGCAATCTCCTTGAAGAAGCCCATGTAGTATTCATCGCCCATGTCCTTCTTCGGTTTGCGCGACAAGCCAGCTTCAGACAGGGCAATGGCCAATGCCTGGCGAGCACTTGTGACCGCCTCGCCGCTGCTGTTTTTCAGCTTTCCTGCCTTGAACTCTCCAAGGACCAAGGACACCTTGGCTTGCTTTTCCTTTTTAGTCACAATCCAAGAATAGAGTTTTCACTATGCTACCAATTGCAAGATGGCCTAACGCCATCGCAGGGGCATGAAAGACCAGCATAAACAGTGTTGCCCATGTAATAATCACGCTTTAGTCTTTCCACTTGCGTCCATGGATTGAGAGTGGATCCAATGTCTAGATAGGTGTTGTCTTGATTTTCGCGCCAAAGTTTATGCGCAAGAATGTTTGCGAATGAGCCCGCCGCAAGCAACAGCAATTTATCCCTTGGTCGCTCGGCTAAAATTTGCTCTGGCAATTCTCGATTGACCATCCAAGCATTGTAATCAATGGGGAAGAAGCGCTCAACGGAAAAAGGCAAATGGCCTAAGGCAGTCTTCTTGTGCGTGACCAGCCAAACATCGCGCTCTTGATACAGCTTGATAAAGTGCTCCTTGTAGTAAGGGTAGTTGGCATTGACGAAGATATTGGCATAAGTGATCTGGCTTGATGGTTGGCCCGAAAACTGGATTGCTTCTGTGTAGCAAGGGCAAATAGCCGTGTAGTAACTGGGGTGTTGATAGCGCAAGGCATCGGCCAGTTCTTGACGAACCGTTTCAAACAATGGGTGGTTGCCATTTGCCTGCCACTCCCCATTGGCTGGCGCAAACTGCACGCCTTTAATTGCTCCCCATTCCCCATCGGCAAATTTGCCTAGCGCAAACTTGTCGCCATTCAGCAGCTTGTCATGGAAGTGGCGGATGGCTTCAGAAAAGGAAAGCACAGCGACGATGTTTCCGGGAAAACCATGGGTAGCATAGCGACGACATTCCAGAGCGCCACGTTCCATGGCAACAGACATCACCGCTATTCTCACGCTTTACCGCCGTCCGCAAAACCTAGCGAGACAAGTGGAAGCATTGCGCAATCAAACCATTCCCCCAAAAGAAATCTGGGTGTGGATTAACTACCACGAAAGCAATGCGGAGCTGGTGTTTGATTTCATCAAGGTGGATAGAGTGTTTGATTGCAACCACAACTGGACGTTTTTTGGTCGGTTTGCTGCTGGCTTACTTGCTGATACTGAATACGTGGCCATTTTTGATGACGACACCATTCCCGGCAAGAAATGGTTTGAAAACTGCCTAAACTCTCATGCCGCATTGGAGCAGCAGGGTTACACCACGCCCATTCTTGGCAGTGCTGGAGTGCTGCTCAATAGCGCTGTATACAACGACCACTCTCGCCATGGCTGGCCTTCTCAAAACACCACCATCGAACGCGTTGACTTGGTAGGTCATGCTTGGTTCTTTGCTCGCAGCAACTTGAGTTTCTTTTGGCAGGAAAAGCCTCTCACATGGGCCAATGGAGAGGACATCCACTTTTCCTATGCTGCGCAGAAATATGGTGGCGTAGAAACCTTCTGCCCACCTCATCCTCCCGAAGATAAAGACCTTTGGGGCTCGCTTTACGCAATGGAGCTGGGAGACGATGCCGTGGCTACGTCTTGGCTGTCGCGCTTCAACTTTTTCTCGCAGCGCGATCAAATTGTGAACGATGCCTTGATGAAAGGCTGGAAAACATGCAAGGAAGTAAAGCCTCGTTGAGAGGCTTTAGCCATACACCTTGCGGGCGCTCCATAGCTCGTTGTAATTGTTGGTGCCCCTGGCGCCAAGGCCAGTTAAATCACCGCCTCCAGAAGGCTTACCCCATCCCATGATGGTGCCATCAGGCAAGACAAACCCTCTATTCTTTTGTTCACGATCAGGCGTTAGTTCAAGATAATCGCCATACACAATGTCCGATTGCCCTTTGTTCATGGCTAGTGCTTGGCCGAACAACGTGGGACCAGTGGGGCACAGTGGCGTGATGCCATAGTATTGCTCGTGGCAGTTTCTGACGATCAGTTCAATGGCAGTGGTCATAACAGCACTCGCCATTTGCGAATAGAGAATGCCGATAGAGCAAGCCCAACCAGTAAAGCTGAATCGCTGGATGTCGCGAAAAACAAGCCCCTTGATACGCGGGCCAAGCTCCACTGGATTGACAATGGAAATGCCAACATCAATGTACCACCCGCCGAGCTTGTTCAACAAGCAATAGCGACCAAGATCAGCCTTGTAGGCATAGGGCTTTAGCGTGTCATAGGCCCACACCACATCTGGATCGTAATTGTCTACGATGAACTGCCTCAAGCTCTCTTGGTTGTAGATGGTGTAGGCAGCTTCAGGAAACGCAGCCTTAACAGTGCCAGTGGCATGTTGGAGAAACGGCGATAGCTCATTGCTAGTGTCGCTTAGAAAGATTTGCGAGACTTCCATGGCGATCAAACAATCTTGGCGGGCTTGCCGAAGCCCCGAAAACGCGTGGTTGGCTTAGGCGTGAGGAGATCATCAATGATGGAAAGCATTTGCTTTTGAATGAAGGGCCAGGTGAAGGGCTTTTCGTGCATCCTTTTGTAGCACCATTGTCCCACGTTGTAAAGAGCCTGATGGTTGTGGTAGTAATTATCAAGGAGGTCTGCCATGCTTTCGGGCTCCGGCAGCATCCGCTCTAGTCCATAGTTCCTATCGGTTTCGGAGCCATGGCAAGCAATGCGCGGCACACCTTTAAAAATCTCCTTGAGGCTTGTATGGTCTGGCACCAACTGTGCCACGCCTGTGGCAGCGTGCTCAGTGTTGACCAGGCCCCATCCTTCACCAATGCAAGTGTTCACGCCAATATCACAAGCGTTATACACCTTATTAAGCTTCTCAATGGGAAGACAGTTAATGGTGGAAAAATGCGGGCTCGTGAGAATCAGCTTGCCAGTTGAGTCGTAGCCCTCATCCCTGGCAACGCGTTTGAACAAGGGGATGATTTCCCAGCCCATGTCTTTTGCCCCCATGTTGAGCCATAGGCGAGCATCAGGCTTGTCCTTGGCAAACTTCACAAAGCCCTTGATGGTTAGGTCAATGCGCTTCCGTGGTTGATTTCTGTTGCCGTTGAATACGATAAACGCATCCTCCGGCACGCCAAACTCCCTGCGACACTCTGCCTTGTCCATTGGAAAGAAGCTGGAGAAGTCAGTGCCGTGGCCCACCACTTCAATAGGCTTGGTATAGCCCATCTTTTCAATTTCTTCCTTGCCAAACTGCGTGTAGGTGATGAGCTTATCCCATTTGTCAATGGCAGGGAGAAGTTCAGGAAACAATCCGTAAGAATCAATGGGGGTGTAAATGCAGGTTTTGAAGCCAATGCTTTCCTTGAACGGCTCAATCTTGTCCACCAAGTTAATGGCCACCCAAATGTCATTGACAATAAACACCAGTTCCGGCTTGATGATCTGCACAAGCTCACCAATGCGATGGGAGCCAAATGGATCGGAGCCATGAGCCATGGCAGGGTACATTTTGCAGAACTGCTGCATGTCGTTGGGGTCGCCTGCGTAGTTCACCGCCAATGCGTGAATCTCATGCTCTTTGGCTAGCGCTGGAATGAGCTGCTCTGACACGCGTCCAAAGCCCGTTTGCACACCTACGTCCGCACAGAAAAGGATTTTTGCCACTGCAAAATCAAGAACTGCGTCAATGATAATGGCCGAAACTACACTGGCACCACTGCCGCTTGCTGCCTGAAGTAGCGCACGGAGCAGCGGCAACGTGCACGACATGCACATCGCTGTCCAGGCAGGGGCACGGCGCCAATGGCAACAATGCCGCGAGCGGCGAAGTCAAGGCAATCCTGACAGTGCTGAGCCAATGGATCGAGAATACGCTGCATCAAGCTGAAGCCTTGCTGCTCCTTGCGCATGGAAGCCCCTTCCCAGAAGCTGCCCCGAACGCTTTGGGCATAAAGACTAATGCGTGCTAGTGCCATGGGAGCACTCACGCGCTGCTCCAGCAAGTCCAAGGCAAAGCCCTGCAGGAAGGCATATTCTTGGCGCAGTCGCTGGCCCACGCGTCCGTATTCAGCACTGCCCATGCCAGTGCGTCCGCCATGGCCAATCATTGCCGCTTGAAGGTGGGCTGCTTTAATGGCTTCCCTCACGCTTCCCTGCCATTGATCCAGCGTAATAGAGCCTTCGGCAAGCATTTTCGTGAACCGTCGCAAGTTGGCATCAAGACGATCAATGCGCCCATCCACCAGCTTTTGTACGCCCGCCTCGCTAAGGAAGCGTCCCTTGCTGTCGCGATAACGTCCAAGAGAACGGTCGTAAGACCACTCAGCGTCCATTCTGCTGGACATAATGGCATCGGCAAAGCCGCTAATGTCATTCAACATTGTCGGCTTCCAGCAAGTCTTTGAAGCGAGCCGGAGCTGCTTCTTTCCATTCTTTCAGCGCTTCGTCAATGTCCTCTTCCGTGATGAACGCTTCTTCGTCAATGTTGCCAAGCACCATGCCTTCCACCTTCATCGGCTCAATAGCGTCTTCCTTGAAATACTCAGCAGTGGTTTTCTTGCCCTTAAATGCTCCTTCCATTGAACCATGCTTTCGCTTGTACAGTTCCTTGTACTTGCGCGTGACATAGGCTCCGGCAACGGCACTGGGCCAAGTTTTGAACTTCGCCTTTGCTGCCGAAACAGCTTGCTGATGAAGCTCTTTATCGACAAACGTGGCGTCTTCTTTTTCTTCGCCGCGCTTATGTTCTAGGTCGCCAGGGAGGTAGAGCCCAGCACTATCTTCCACTTCTCTGCTCCCATCCATGGGCAACGTGCCATTTTCTTCGTTCAATGGATCGCGACCACCAGGAGGCACCTTCATTTGCCCTCCCTGCTGGGGCAATTCACGAGGGAGCGATGGATCAAGAATGAGTTCCATTGACCACTCAGAGCCGCCATAACGGGCCTCCGCCACTTCCTTCGGGTGGAGCACGCCGAGCTGGATGTAGCGGCCATCCACGGCGGCCACGCGAGCCCTTACGTCTGCTTTCTCGCGCTCATTCAGCTCAAACAAATCGTTGAATTTAATGCGCCAGTTATCGGGAACTTTTCCCTTTGTTGGGCCATCTTTGCTCAGCATGATATAGCGCATGAGCTTAGTCAATGGTCGTTTGTAATGAGCACTTTGATAGTCGCCAAGCATCTTGGCAAAATCTCTCTCCTCGCTTCTTCCCGTGGCCCCAAGGCCGCTAGGGCTCTCCCCGAACAGAATGGTGTGTGGAATTTGAGATGCGCCAATGATGTCAACACGAAGCTTTTCAAGGATGTCGCCAACGCCGCCGAGATTGCGAGAAATGTAATCCAACTCCTCGCGCTCACGGTCAATGGCATAGCCACGGTACACACTTTTGCTCATGTCATTTAGGACAAGGCGAGCTTGAACGTCTTTCTCTTTGCCCGCTGCAAGCATGTTTGCCAACCCTTGCAATTTATGCACAAACACGTCAAACTCCACAAGGACGGTTGATGCAGCATTGAGACCAGCCCAATAA